AGCAATATCTTGATACTGCTCTCTTTGCCCATAACCTGCAAAATCTCCACCTAATGCGGTAGCAGTCTTACGCTTATCAATTAATCTATCTACTAAAGGCTTTTTCTCTTTTTCAATATATGGATTATAAAAACCTGTAGTTGTTTTCCTTATTTGCTCCATAGTTAAAGGTTTAACTGATTGTAATAAATTTTCAGCATTGCCTTCATATGTATCCTCTCTATATTTTTGTCCTACATCTGGTAAGTTTTCTAATATAGACTCCCTGCTTAATGGATTAAAACCAATACCTCCAAATGATTCTGGAGATTTAAGTTGAGATGGTAAATTTTCTTTGTAATTAGCTATATCCCCTGAAGAACTAAGTAAATTTTCAAAATTATTAATTATTGTTTGAAAATCTTGACCACTAGTAAAAGTAACTCCTTCGGTAACATCTCCAAAGTCTATATTTCTAATTAATTCGTCTTTATTAATATTTCCAATTAAATAATCAGTAATTGTCTGTTTTGTATCAGAGGGCAAATCATCAAAATTAGTAAATCCACCCCTACCTCCAGTAGACCCTGAACGAATATTGTCATCATACCATTCTTTTGCTGCATCCATAAAGCTACTAGGGTATTCGCTAGTTCCACGAACTCCCATCGCTCCTATATCTCTAGCTACACTTGGACTTAATAATTTATCTAAAAAACTTGACATGGTTATCTAATTCTCCTTCGTGGTGCATCTATTTCATTAAAACTAATATCTCCTGGTTGGCCAACTAAATAGTCAATTAAAGGTGATTTACCTGCTCTTAATAATGAATATGGATTAATATTTAGTGTTTTTCCTGCAAGTGGTTGTAAAACTTTAGGAGACTGTATTCCTGTACTGATAGGTTTAGTGACTAAATTAGCAGCATCTGATAAAACTTTACCACCTTTTTTGCCACCAAATACTTGTAAAAGTCCATCAAGAGCATCTGTCCCTTTATTAAGAGCTTTATTAAAATTACTTGGTTTGCTTGGGGCTAAAGGTACTACAGGAGTTTCAGTTTGTAGCTTTGGAATACTTTTTAATTGCCCTCCGAGACTAATACCACTTAATACTGCATCTAAAATATTTCCAGTTTTAGCAGCTCCTCTAGCTCCCTGTAAAAATTGTTCTCCTTCCATACTAGCTTGACCTACTGCATTTGCTAGAATTGCTTCTAAAGGTGTTCCTTTAAAACGCTTCATTACATCGGGGTCCAATTCAGCTAATTCTCTTAAATCATCTATATATCCTTTATAATCTTGGTCAGTTTTAACGCCTGTATAAATAGAATCTGCCAACTGAAACGCTGCACCTAAAGGCCCAAATGCTCCATAAGCTAATCCTTTAAGAAGATTAACTTTAAAGTCACCTCCACGTTTAGATTTTTTCGATGCTTCGTCTTGTATTTTTTGTAATTGTTCTTCTAATGCTTGATTGGCCGCTTCGGTTTCTTGCTGTCTAAATCTATTTGCAGCAACTTGCCTACTAACGCCATAATCTTGAGCTGCTTTTTCTGTTGAAAATCCTCCGAGTCTAGCCATAATATTTCCCTTCGTAGTCTAACTTGTAATTTATGTAATTTTTTTGTTTTTTCATAGTCTAAAATTATTGTTTATTTTATGTTCCTGTTGTAATAGTGCCTGGCAAAGCTACAGCTTTTACAATAATTGGATGTGTATGTGAATTTACCCTGCTTTTACCATGATATATATAAGCAGAATTAGAACTAGATTTAGCTGCTAACCAATATTGATATGAATTCCCAGCTGTTAACCCAGTAACAACAAATTTTGTATCTACAATATCATAATCAGTTTCATCCATTTTATATCCAACGTCATCATAAGTATGTATTTGGTCTAGCTCATTATATGTTGCTGCGTCAGACAAAGAAAACATAATTTCTTTGCTGCTTCCATAAGCCATACAACTTAACTCTATTTCAACATTTCCACTAGGAGGAGCTGTAAACACTATATTAACTTTATTATTATTTTCAGTTTCAAGAACAGTCATTGAAGTCGATATTGTAATAGTATTATAACTTACAGTAGCAGTAGTATTAAAATAAGATGAATAACCAATTATCATTCCAGCATATGCACTATTTGCTATGCTAAATTCAGTCCCTGCTTTACTTGCAACAAAATTTCCACTAGCTGCATCTAATAATATACTACCATCAGCATCTAAGGTAATATCAGAATCTGTAGTACCATTACCTACTGTAGCTATAGTCATATCACCAGTATCAGCTACAGATATAGTTCCATAGTCATTCCCAGCATCAGCACTTGCTTGCATATAAATATGAGTATCTGGTGTATTAATAAGCAATCCAATATTAGCATCAGCTCCAGTTACAGTTATATCAACACCTATAGTCGTAGATGACCCAGCCGAAGTTCCTGCCACATCAATATCAATTCCTCTAAAATAACCTGTTCCTAAACTAGCTGAATTAACATCAACATCAATACCTGTATCACTATGATTTGCAGTGCCAGAGCTTGCGACTGTTCTGTCATAATCAATATGTAATCCAGAACCTGTATCTGCAGCATCACCAGAAACATTCTTATCTATAAATATTTTACCTTTTCCTTTAGCCGCTAAATCCAAATTTATATCAGCATCTGAACCTACTGCTTTAAGGCTTGGAGCGCCCCCAGTATTTGCGTTGCCCATTAATAAACCATTATCTGCGCCAGCATCTGCATCTACTTCTAGAAGAACATTACCGTTTTCATCTAAAATTTGATTAGAAGCTAATTGTACATTTCCAGAATTAGAACCTAATATTACATCTCCAGTGCCATTTGGTGTGATTTGAATATCTCCATTAGTAGAGCCAGCAATTTCAATTATACCAGAAGAAGCACCAGGTCCGCCAGCTCCAATAGTTAATGTTCCAGTTCCATTTGGAACAAGGCTAATAGCACCATTTGCTCCATTAGCTATTGAAAGATAGCCTGAATTAGTGCCTGAATTAGTATTTATTTTAATATCTGTAGTGCTATTAGTTGTTAATTGAACAGAATCAGTTCCATCTCCAAATACAGCATATTGAGAATTTGCACTTGTTCCATTTTTTAAAGTAAGTGTATTAACTACAGCTGCACCTAATATATTGCCTACAGTAGAAATAGTAAAATCTCCAGCTCCATTAACAGAATTTAACACAGCATGAGAACTACCATCATATCTAATGGTTAAACCATCAGAATTAATTGTAGCTAATGGAGCAGAATCATCTTTAAATACTATATCTCCACCATCCGCATTAAGTTCAATATCTCCATCTATATCTAATGTAAGATTAGCAGCTGTCGCACCATCATCAACAGTTGCTATAGTTGTAGCTCCATGAGTATCAACAGTAACCCCAAAAAAATCACTTACATCTGCAGAACTTTTTATTTTAAATGCTGTATTTCCATCAGTACCTTGTACAAGCATAGCGTCACCATACAGACTTAATAAAGTTCTTTCACTGCCACTTGCCATAGTTTTAAAATCCATATAGCTTGCTTCACTACCATCTGAAAAACTTAAAATATTTGCTTTAATAGTTGCATATGTAATGTCTTCTGGAGTTCCTGCATTATTTTTTCCAGTAATATATATTTGCATTAATTTATCATTCATAGCAGGAGATGCAGAGGTGTTATTAAAATATATTGTACCAGATTCATCGTTTGCATTAGAATTTAAAAATGTTAAACGAGGTTTTTGGGATGAGGTATCTGAAGTTTCCATTGATAAAAGACCATTTGTAAATGAAAAACTATCAGTTCCTTGTAAGGCATCAGTCCCAGAACCATGAGCTATTTGATTTGTAGTAATGCTACCACTAAACGTACCGCCTGCATTATTATCTACATAATCTTTTACAGCTGCTGATGTAGGTATTGTAGTATCATTATCATTATTACTAATTCCTTCTCCTACTCCAGATTCAGTTACTAAAGTACCTGCAGCAATATGAGTTGTCTCTATACCACTAACAGCCATAACGCCTGCACTAGACGTTAATCCAGAGCCTGCCATTGCAGAAGTCAATACTTTAGCTGTTGTATGCTTAATGTCCCCGCTATCATTTGCGTCTGATATATATATAATATCATTCGCCATATCTAAACTAGTTAATTCAGTACCTGCATTCACTCCTTTTAAAGCGGCAGTCGTTTGGTCAGCATTAGCATCAGTACATTTAGCTGCAGTGTATGTAGTAGATAGTTCAACATCTCCATTGTCAGCAGCATTTCTAATATTTAACGCACCACTACTGTTTTTTAATTGTATGTTTGCAGCACCTGGTTTTCTTAATATAGCTGAATCAAGAACAGGTCTATTGCGTGTAGAATTTTTTAATGAACGTACATCTTTTAATAATGAATTTATCTTATTATTTAAGTCTGATGTATTAACATCTAAATTGACAGCATGCCATTTATTAGCGTCTTTAACAAAAAGTTTTTTACCAAAAGGCGTTGTTCTTATTGTAATATCGCCATTCTGCCCCTCTAAACGCTGAGGAGTTCCTTTGCCAGACGTTACACCTCTTGAGCTTTTAATGGCCATTATCGGATATTTTTCTCTCTATATATAATTGTTATATCATTAATTGCAAATTCTTTTGGAATAAAGCCTACATCATAGTATGAGTTAGTTGATAAATTTGTGGCTATCGTTGGGACACTAGAAACTACATCGTCCACAGAACATATTTCTGTTCCATTAGAGTAGTCATGCACTCGTCTTTGAAGACCAAAACCTGGACCTGCAAATATATAAATAGGTTGACCGTTATATGTGTCGGCTGTTTGACTAGCAGCTGCATCTAATTGAATAGTAGTATCTGAGGTTGTTTTAGCTACTGCCAAAGGATAGCTATGTCTACCTGCATTTGCAAACTCAAATTTTAATTGGAATGAATATACATTGTTGATAGAATTAGTAGGTTTTAAAGCAACTGTTATCCAATCATCAGTAGAATTAGATTGACTTCCAGAGAAAGAATCAAACCCTTTAGTATTGCTATATAAAGTAAAACTTGAATCAGTTTGGCCTTTAATAAGCGTATTGTCAAATTTTTGACTATCTGGAAATTCATTAGAACCATTAGTTGCATATTTAGCAATAACACCTGATGTATATCCGCCTGCTTTAAATGTTACATATACTTTGTAAATCTTTTTTCTTCGACTAGGATTGCCAAAATCAATGTCTTTTGTTTGTATGTTAAAGCTATTTGCTGCACCATTCCATTGATATAAATTTTGAGAAGAATCGTTCCACTGATTAAAATTAGCACTTGTAGGCATTAAATCATTGTTATGTGCAACAACAAGTTTTTTATCTTTAGTACTTACCATGTTTGTTCTATATATTTTACTTTCTGACATTAAGCTAATGGCCCTTCTCCATCTGTTACAATTAATGGCGGTGATACTTTAGGATTTCCTGTTACAGTATCTACATCTAAATCATCTACACTTTGACTTATATACCATTTAAATAATTTTTGACATTGTATGATTGCACCTGTCGATAAATCATAAATAAAACCACCGCTGTTTGTAGCTGTATTATTTAACGTCTGAATAATAACCTTGTTAGAGTTTTCATGATAGCCAAGTATAACAGGTGTTTCTTTGTTCTCATTAATAGACCATTCTTCAGATTTAAATCTATCTTCTGATACTTGACTTAATTTTTCTCCGTCATATAAATACAGTCCATTGCTATTTACCCACACGACACCTTTATTTGTTTTGACAACTTGACTTGGAGATAACACTCCTGCTCCTTGCCATGTTTCTAATAGCTCTTCACCTTCACTTGTAACTTTAATTAAAAATGATGTTTTTTCTTTATACTGAATTAATTTGTCTCCAAATGATTCTAGTTTAACAATGCTATCTCCATCTGCAGTAGCTACGTCAATAAAATGCGTTCCATCATCTGGGAATGTATCAAACTTATCTGCATCGGCTCTCATCATTCTATCTGGGTATGTTCTATTGCCTATTTTAAGATTACCTATATAAACTTTTCTTTGTATTGTTGCAGATGTCTTATACATTGCTGCAAGATTAGTTCCTGCAGGATATCCATTTTCTGACTCATAACTTAGCAATGGAATACTTTTAATAGAATCCCCTGCTAAATTTGATGTAACTATAGATTTTTGGTCTATAACGGTTGCAGAATCTCCACTGCTATAAGTTTCAGACCATTCATTACTAGATATATCTCCTAGTCTTAAAGTTTCTTTATCCCCGTCTTTCCCATGACAAATATACGTTCCATCTTTTAAATCAACTTCATATAATAGTAAAAAATCTTCTGCAAGTCCACCACCTATCATATCTACTTGCTTCATGTAAATTTTAAATCCTTCAATTCTTTCATTCCAACTATTGTTTTGAGTAGTGCCACTTCTTGAATTATTACATAAAAAGCCAAATTGACCTTTTATTGCATGCAAATATGTTCTAAAATCCATAGCATTTGTAGCTGTCATTTCTGTTCCCGTTGTAGACCACACTTGAACATTAGAAATTCCAAGAGATGCATTGCTTTTTGCTTGAATACCAATAACATTTGTACCTGTTCCATCAGTTTGAGTAGTAAGTTTAGCGATATATGTTCCCAATCCAGTAGAAGCTGGGTTAATAGATAATTTAGAGGTTGTTGTAAAAGCTGCATCAGGAGCTAAATATACATCTAAAGTTCCGTCAGTATAACTATCTATCGTAACAGAAACATAATATTCTCTAGCTCCATCGCCACCCGCTGTCAATCCTCCTGAAGAAACTTTATAGACAAGCCATTCATCATTTCCATTGTTAGTTTTAGCAATGCCATCATCCATTAGCCATCCATCTGATTCAGAAGTGCTAAATTCAGAGCCATCAAAAACAAATGAACTATCTGCTGTTATCCAGTTAGATGTTGTTCTAAAGACTGATTCTGACTCGCTAATATATTTAGTTAATAAATGTGCAGTAGTAACATCAGATTCTTGTATTTCATTACCACCACCTTGATATAAATAAGACATCCCTAAAATGTATTGATTTTTTAAATCATCACTAATTACTTCTTTTTCTAATTGTATTTCTGCAAGTAAATAATGGTTAGCATTAAAAGAAACAGGACTTTCGCAAGCAATTTTAAACACTCCTCCTGTCCCTAAACCTACAATTTCATGCACTCCATTTAATACCACTCCATCGCCCGTGCATCCAGAAATAATAACTGCTTTACCTATTGCAAATCCTTTTTCAGCAACATCTGTTTCTTGAGTTGCTATTACTACAATTGATTCTCCAGAATTTCCTGATTCAAAAGAAGGAACCGTGCTATTGTGAAACCTAAATATATCATCACCATCTGCTGCTTCAAATAATCCTAAATGAACTGTTTCTGGACCAGAAGGAAGCAATGTTTCAGCTCCTGTAATTAAATTTGTACCATTATTGTATAATAATTTTCCGTCTGGAATAAGTGTTAATGCTCCTGGGTCTGGTTTTTCTGGAGCTTGTATATCTTCTACCCACCTATTAATATTAACATTAGCTCCTGAATCTTCTAGCATTGGTCGATTAACATGTGTTAAAACTTTCGGTACATTAACATAAATTAATTCTGTTCCAGATGCGTGACTTGTTTTTTTAGTTCCAAACTGACCTCTTTTGACAGTAATTTGGCTTGAGTCTCCAGATAGAGATATAGCTTTTACTATTTCATTATCTACTTTGAAATACGTAGGCACATTTACTCCATTAGCATTTTGAACCATCAATTCTGTTGTAGAGTTTGAATGTCCAGTTCCTAAAGTTGCTCCACTCTTTAATTCATTAAAACTTCCATCGCACGCTCTTAAACCACTACCTGCCATATAATATGTAGGTTTTATTTTTGATTCATTAGAATTTGTATGTGCCTCACCTAACTTAATAGCACTATTTATCCAAAAAGGCATTCCTAAAGCAGATATATGACAAGAATCCCATATGTCAATATGCGCTCCATCGTTAATACAAAGAAAATCAGTTGATTGCTCTTTATTTGCGCTTCCTGTTATTCCTCGCATATTAAAATCGTGAGAAAAAGCAAATAAACCATAACCTGGAGTCAAACCTTGATTAGTATTTAAAATGCTAAATTCGTTTGTATTATTAGGAGACACTACAGTATTTTTAACATTTGTTGTTTGATAGGGCTCTAATGCATTGCCAGGCAATGTAATTCTACCAATACGAGAAACATCAGCATTAAACAATTCTTCAAACTGATTATCTTGAATATCTCTTGGGTCTGCTAGTTGATTGATTCCTCCTGAGAAGTCTTCTATTTTGTAGGCTTTTTTGGGCATTTACTTCTTTTTACTTAAAACTGCTTCTAATACTTCCATTACAGCGTCAAACAAAGAATCAAATATTTCTTCTTCTTTAGCTTCTGAGACTAGAGGAATGTTTACTTTCTTGTTAATTCCATCTACAATTTCGTCTTTATTACTTTTTAGGTAAGTTATTATCATGTCTACCATGAGTTTTTTTCTCCTTGTTGTTAAATATTAAATTAAATCTTTTGGCAAAATCTTTTGACCATCTCACTCTTTGTTTGTCACCTTTACCATTCATTGTTGTTTCTTCTCTTTTTTGTTACAAATTTCTCTTTAAGTCCATTTCCGCTTAAACTAGCAAGTATTTCTACGATAGCGTGGTAACTAGCCTTAATCTCTTTTGTTTCCATTAAAGACTGTTTTTGAGCGTCTATAAGCTTTATGGTTATTCCTTCGAGCCTTTCAAAGGATTCTCTTAGCTCTTTTTGTAATTCATCCTGAATCCAAGCCGTTTGAGATTTTGCGTATAAACCGAGAGCTATAACCATCATAACTGGTAAACCAAAGCGTTCAAGTAAGTCAAACATTTCCATTATTACTTCTTCCTTTTAATCTCACTTATTATACTTGCTACATAAATAGCAAAAATAATAAAGAAACAAAGTCCTATTAACCAACTACTCATCCTTTAATTAACTCTCCCCACAATGACGTTTCGCCATCAATAATTTGTATAACGTGGACTGTGAAATGACCTTTTGCAAAAAAATCAACAATAGCAAAAGCATGAGACCAATTAATTCTTCTACCACCCAGCCACTCATTTTGTTCTTCGCTCATGTCTTTGAGGCATCCAATACTCCATGCTGACTTCACTCCATCCATGTGCGTTACTGACGCTTGCTGTAAATCGTGGTGATGTCCGTACATTACATTTGCACCTAAACGCATTAGATGATTTCGTGTATGATGAGTTCCCGCGAAATGATGGCCATGGTAAAAATGTAGTTTCCCAATCTTGAGATACTTGCCCGCAGGATGATACTTGTAGCCTCTTTCTTTTAATTTTACGCATTCTTTAAACCTATATCCTTTTAAAAATGGATGTTCATCTACAAATTTGTTCATCCAATCATCATGATTACCTTCTATCATGTGTTTTGTTTTACAATTAACTTTGTCTAACGATTCATCTATCCAGTCCATCCCTGCATTTACCTCTGCTATATCTTGGTCAATAAAAGGTAATTGATACTCTAATGGAGGACGTTTTTTTCTTTTCCATTGCCAATGAGATGCTCCGTGCCATTCCCCAACATCTCCTAAATCTATATATATATCTGGTTTGACTATTTCGATTGTCTGTTTTAAGCAGCTAATTGCTGACATATCAGCCAAAGGAAAATGTTTGTCAGGGGTGACGATTGCACGTTTCACCACCCCTTTAGACTTTCTAGCCATCTATTTCATTTCTTTGCGTAACTTCATTACCATATAGGCAAGTGTAACCGCAGCGATTAATACTCTAAGCACATCTGGAATTGCTTCCATAAATGTTAGAGCTAGGCCGCCTAAGCCACAACATGAAGTCTTTAGTGTATCAAGCACTATTCTTCCTCCTTTGTTTCTGATTCTTTTTCAAGCTCTTCAAGAACTTCAATAGCTCCTTGTAGCTTTATTGCCAATGTAGTCATATCGTTTATTTCTGACTGCAAAGACTCTCGTTTGCTCATCACATCTTCTAGCTGTTTATATACGCTAGATAGCTTATCTTTATTTAACATCGTATCCCCTGTTTTATAATTTTGGTACTGATAATGCCCTAATACCACTTTTTCTATGTGGATATTGTTTTATCGTACGCTCATACTTTGATTTATAGTATGCTGCTCGTTGCAAATCTCCCATATCTTCAAGCAATCTTGATTTAACATAATCTATAATAGCTGGATGTAAAGATGTATCTACACCAGAGTCAGCTCTTAAATCATCTGTTAATTGTGATATTTGACCATACTTTGCATGAAAATGTATTCTAAGTCCATTTGTTACGCTAGTACCCGTATACGTATCATACTTATCTTGTATTGTTTGTGCGGTATCGCTTACGTCATTTGACACTACTTGGCACAATACACCTAATCTATCATCGTCATTATACCATGCAAAGTAATCATTTGGGAAATCTCTCTTAGCCATCTATTCTCCTATGCTGATGCTACTACTACTTCTAAATCGCAAACAGCTGTATTTGCAGTTCCTTTGATAGCAGATACATTTTCTAAAGTTGCAGCGCTTATATCTATATGGTCTACAAAAGAACCTGCCATAATATAACTTGCTCCTGCATCTAGTCGAATTGAAAAATCTGTTGAACCTTCACCTTCGACATTAAGTGTTACAAAATTTGTATCATCTAAATTAGTTATTCGAACATAACGAACATCTGCATCAATAAATGTACCTGGAGCCACTGCTGCTGCAAACGATACTAAAGTAACCTCTGAAGTCAAACAAGTCATTATTCTTTTTGAAACTTCTGCTACTGAAGGAATAGATAATGTATTTGTCCCACCTTGATTCTTTCCATTTAATGTAATAGACTCAGATATTGTAACTGTCATTGTTGAGGCTGTCACTGTACTTGCCATTTTTTACTCCTATGTTAATGAATCAGATGAATCATCTGAATCGTCTTTTAATAATTTATGTGGGTCAGCCAACTTAGGTATCATCACATATCTATCATCTGTATCTAAAATTTCTACTCTTGTGATATCAATAACATTGTCATCTAAAGGATACCACCTTTGTCTCTTT